TCGTTCTGAGCCAGAATTCTATTCAGTTTTGACTGCTAAAACTCAATTCAAACTGAAAGATGAGGAACCTAAAGATGCTAAAGCGTTGCAAACGCTTCTCATCAAAGCTGATTCTTATCTTTTCAAATTGGGCCAGGTTGGTCATTACTTAACCACAAAACTTTTATCGATTTGTCCTCCGTCTATGTACATCCATTGCCGAAAGAGTATTAATGATCTTGTCAATTTTGTTTCTGATCATCAGTATTCCGGTATGCATTTCAAGTCAGATGGGACTTCCTTTGATCAAGGTTGTCGTGGTGGCAGTATGGCTTTTGAAGTTTCCTTATTGCATTTCTTTGAGATCCCTAGTGAGTTGATCGATTTCTATGTTGAAGACAAGATCGATCAAGCTACGAAATCCTTTATCATTGGTTTGATGAGGTTAACTGGTGAGATTTTCACTTTCATTTTCAATCTTTTGTTTCAGATTGCACGCACTTATGTTCGCTATCATGTTCCGCGTGGGACACCCCGTATGTTTGCTGGGGATGATGTCGATATATTTGGTGCTGTGTTGCCAAATCCTGAATGGGAGTATTTCCGCAAATTCGATTACATTGAAAACAAAGACTACTATGGTGAATATGGTGAATTTTGTACATACATCATCAAGGATGGATATGTCTACAAAAATCCCAAAATTCTTTACCAAAGATTGGTTGCTGCGATCTCTCAAGGCCGTGGTCGAGATGTGATTGATGGCTACTATTTGGATTTTCTAACCTTCTATCGACTCGGTGATTTGATCTATGAGGTGATGACCGAAGAACACGCTGAATTTGCTCAACTTTTGAGTAGCGAATTTTTCAATCTGCAAAGACGTTACAAGATACGACTGAAACATTTTGAAGTGGACTATGGTATAACGCCAGAAATTGAGTCTGAACATTTGCTCGACATTGCTACAATCTTCTCGAACGCTTTTCAAGAAGTGATTACTGAAGGTAACCCTGTGGCTTTGTTTGAGGAATATACTTCTACTCTGGCTGAAAACCACCCAACTACAAACGACGATGGCGACTATTGAGGCTCAAGTGGACCCGAAGCAACTTGGTCGTGCCGTTGATCCGATTACTCAGTTTTCCATTCCAACTCCGTTTCATTTACTTACCTATTCCATTGAGGACAAATTTTCCAAATCTCTTTCATCTGTTTTGACTAATAAGCATGGTTTGTCTTTTTCCGTGGTCACTTTGAAAAAGGCTCTTTTACGTTTTGTTTTCAAAACTAAAGATGCTACAATGTTGGCTGCTACTTGTGCAACGACTCGTACTTTTTCTAATTCTGATATTCTTTCTGTACCAAATTCTTTGTTTGTGATGGCTAATGAGCGCACTGTCGGTGTTGCTTATGAGCATGATATGACTCCTTCTTTGGGTCTTTCATTACAAATAGTTCCTATTAGTGCTACTGCTGTTGAACCGAAATTTCATATTGAGGCCAAAGATTGTGTTGTTTCTCTGATTCTGTATGTTACTTTTGATGGTCCAATTTCTATGCATATCAATTTAAAATGAGTGTACCCGAATCTTCTCCTGTGACGTTCTCTTCTAGCGAAGATGAACCCGTTGATGATGAGGGTGATAAAACTCTGATAATTGAGTCTGCTAAGAATAAGTTTGGTGTTCCGAATTCCGTTTTGTTTTCTAAAACTCCGTGGTTCAAATTTACGGAGAAAAGAGTTTCTGGTTTTGATTCCAAATGTTCTTTTGAATTAGTTGATGCTCATCCTAAGTTAGCTTTATTCTTTCATTGTATCGACGACAAGGTCGAGACTTTGGTTGAAAATCCTACTAAGGATAAGGAAATCTTCTTAATTAAAGTTTCTCATACTCGTTCAACTAACGAGTTTGAGTTGATTGATTTTGATGAATTTCCTGAAGAGCTTGAAGCTGCTGCGTACTTGAATGATGAATGTCAAGAAGAGACGCATTATGCTGAAATTTTCTTTCCGAAATTTCTTTTGTTTTCCACTTAAACCTGTATATTGGTGCATGTGGTCCTTCGCAAATGCGAAGTGTTAAAAAAAAAAAAAAAAAC